ATCTTCCTTCAGGCCTAATCTCATTATTTACAATTAATTTGTCTATATTATTATTTGTAGCAATATTTGTATCAATATTTTTAACCTTTTTATCCATTTTATCATTCATTTCTTTATTAATATTCTCAAATTGTTCAATACTTTTAGATAAATTATCATTATTTTTCACTAAAATTGTTTCTTGATTATGAGTATTTGTTAAATTATTACTTTGTTCAAAAAATTCATTTATTTGACTTCTAGGTTTAGGTATATTACTTAATCCTCTATCTTCAATAATTTTATTATATTTATCTTGTGAATTAAAACCTTTTTCAATTATTTGTGTATTATTTTGTGGATTCATATCTTGTGGTATATGATCTTCTCTCATCGAATGCATTTGTGAATAATCATCTTCTAAATCACCTGCATGACTTGTCATTTGTGGTGGCTCTAATACTGGATCAAACTCATTATTAGAATTACCACTATTATCGAACGTATAATCTTGTATATTAGTTCTATTATTATTTGTATTATTTTGTTCAGATTCTATTACATTATTATTTATATTTTCTTTTATTTTTGGTAAACATAAATTTAAAACTTTTTTATTCATTAATTCAATATATTTATTCATTGAATATCCCTGTGGTGGATCATTCGATACATTTGAACCAACATAATCCATTGTCATAAAAATATCCTGATTAAAATGTTCATTTACATTAATATTATATTCATCATTAATAACCTTTTGGATGACATTTTTTAGAATATTAAAATTATTTTTAGAAAAAAATACTTTATCCATTATATATATTTAATATATATTTATAAATAAGTTTTTACATTATTAATAAATTATTTTTTAAAAAATAATTTATTAATATATGATATAATGAATAACGTAATGCATTCTCAATTTCCAGAATCAATTAGTGAAAAAATACCAATAACTAACCAAAATTATAATGACCAAATTATTAAACAACCGCAACCAAATATAAAAAAAGGTAGAGATAATTTTAGATTCATAATTGATAGTAGAGATAGAGATTATAAATTATACCCAAATCCAAATAACTACGTTATAAACTTTACAAATGAATTAAGAGATGTTATTTCTGTTGAATTAGTAAAAGGATGTATACCAAATAGTCAATATCAAATTAACCATACAAATAATATTTTGTCATATATAAAATATAATGAATTAGAAAATGAATGTGTTGAAAAGTCAATTGAAAAAGGGAATTACACTGTTTCTGAATTAATTGATGAATTAAATTTAATACAAAATGATTTAATATTTACACACAATTTAAAAAAAAATAAAGTAATTATTTATAATAATACAGAACATAATATTATTTTTTTATTTAGTAATTATGATGTTAATAATAAATGTAATAATTCTGATAAAAAAATAGCTTATAAAAAATATAATTATGTAAATAACATTAAACAAGATGGAGGAACTATTGCACAAGTATTAGGATTTCTACCCTTTAACTATAAACTATTATCTAAATCTAATGACAATTATAAAGAATTATTTGCACCAAATATAATAAATTTAAATAGCTGTAAATATGTTATTTTAGCTATACCGGAAATGGAAAAAAATAAATCAAATACAGATAGTATTACTAGTTCATATTCAATTATACCATTCGATTGTGGTGCAAGTTGTGCATTAATTAATGCATCTAATTCAGCAAATATGGATGAAACGAAACATTTTAATCCACCAAAGGCAAAATTTACAAAATTAACAATCAAATTTTTAAATTATGATGGATCATTATATGATTTTAATGGTGTTGATCATATTTTAGATTTTAAAGTATATGCACTTAATTATAAAGATATTTATATATAAATTATTACACAGACCCTAATATAAAACAAAATGATAAGTTAAATATTTGAAATTTTAATTTATTTATAAATAGTATATAATGTGTTTTTCAGAAAAACAATCTTTTATAAATTTTATTATACTAATTATTGGAAGTATTTATGTTTATCCAAAATATAGATTAACACTATTTCTAATATTTTTAGCATTAAAGGATTTGATTCAAGGATTTTTATATCATTATCAAAATAATGAAAAACTTGAAAATATTCTAACAGTTTTATCATGGATTCATATATGTTTCCAACCATTATTTGTAAATATATTTATGTCTAACTTCAGTCAAAATAAAAATAACTATTGGAATATTATATTTATTATTTGTTTTTTATATGGAATATATACATTAACAACATTAAATGAATTTGATATACAAAATGATCCAGATTGCATTACAAAAAATAAAAAAAATGATTTCTGTTCAAAATATACCACATCATATATAGGCAAGTATCATATTGCATATAAATTTAATAGAGATAATGATATATTATTTTTCCCTATAATTTATTTAATTCTTATGTTTATACCAAGTCTTTTTACAAATTCTAGAATGTTAGGTATTATTTGGGGATTATTTGTTGGACTAATTTATATATTTTTTAATAAAATTGGCGAAGGTGAAAAAGCGGCAATTTGGTGTTTTTTATCTATAATATTTTATTTACCAATTGCAGTATTTAATAAACAAATATCAAAAATTTTATTTTGAAACATTATTGTTTCATTTTACACTCTTATAAATTTAAAATGGGACAAAAATTAAATTATGCATTATATAAAGTTAATTTTATTTTTGGGATTTTTTTCCCATTTTAAATTTTCAAGGTTGTAAATGTTGGTGTAATATGGATTTCTACAAATAAATTTAAATCTATCTGAATACATTAATCCTTGTATAGATAATCCAATAGAAAATCCGAAAATTATATTTGGAATATATATATAAAAAGATAATATACATATTAACATATATATAGACCAATGATGAATATGGATTGCATTATATTTATTAAATGGTATTATAATCATTCCGTTATAAATAATTGGATATAAAGTAGGTTTAATATTTGGATCACTGTTCTCATTTTTAGGTAATACATAATATGAATATATATTTGATATAAATAATCCAATAATTGTATGTAACATTAATAGTATTTATTAATGTTATTTATTTTAAATAATATTTTACATAAAATATTCAAAGAAAGGTGCTAAGATATTATTTGTTAAATTTTGATTATTTGTTCTAGTATTATTAGTATTATTAGTATTATTAGTATTATTAGTATTATTCATATTACTACTAAAAAATTGAGAATCATTATATATTGTATCATTATTTATGGAAATATTAGTTGAATAAAAACCTCTTAATCCATTATTCGTCATTTCATCTGATAAACTATTAAATATATTATTAAATCCATCTGAATTAAAACTATTAAAACTTGTTGTTCGATCATTTGTACTATTATTATTTATAATATTAACTATTTTATCTGGTAGGTCTTGTTCTATATTTGCTCGACACATTGGGCATTCTGTTTTTCTTAATTGAACTAAACAATTTAAACACATAACATGTTTACATTTTGTTTTAATTACATATGATTTAAATTTTTCATAACATATACAACATTCTAATTTTTTATTTTTATTTTTATTTGATTTATTCATATATATTTATATAAGTATATAATTATATATATTATCTGATTTTATATAAAATGTTCACAAATAAATTTTAAATCTTTTAATGTAATGTCCTTATTATTAAAAAATTTACACAAGTACATTAACTTATCAAAATCTTCATATCCACCTATTTTTATTCTTTTTTTATTAAAATTAATAAATATATGTGGAAATGTTGGATGATCGTGCATTTTTTTATATCTGTCTTTTTCTTCTGGATTAACAATTGTTTTATTAAATATAATGTTTTTACTATTTAATCTCTCAAGCAAGGCACCACAATATGGACATCCATCTATAACGTATACATCTAATGTAATTTTTTTTACCATTATATTAATTATATATATTTTAATTAATATTTTAATTAATATTTTTAATTATTTCTGTATAAAAATTTTCTCATATCATTCATTAATTTATCAGGTATCTTTCTTTTTGTTACATTATGGTGTTTTTTACCTTTTAATCTTTCAATAATGTAATTCATTGAATAAACACCACATTCTGAACCACCATATTGATGTCTTTTATTATTGATATTAATTCTAATTTTAACATTCATCTCTGATAATTTTTTTTTTATATTTTCTAATAATCCCATAATCTCAAAAGGAGGGTCTTGACCATAAGAATCATAATATGATATATTCTTACATTTTATATCAAGATATACAGCTACCCAATGACTCCCTGGCATATATGAATAATCTAAATTATATATTATACCTAATTTATGAATCTTATATTTAATAAGTTTATCTAATTTTAAATTAGATAATTCACAACTTAATGAACTACCAAGATAACAATCTTTTGGTACAGGTCCGATAAAAAGAAAATCTTTATGTTTTTTTTCATATTGTTTCATTACTTGATTAATATCTACGGTACTAAGCCATTCATATTTATTACTTTTCCATGATTTTGGTCTTTTAGGCCTAAATGTATGTTTCAATATTTCTGAATCTTTTGTTTTTTTTACAAAATCTTGATCAGCCCAACACCATTCATTTGAACATTTACTACTTAATTTTTCTCGAATACCATTCCATATTTGCTTTTTTGATTTATTAGAAGTTGTAATTTTTTGTTTATCATTAAATGTTTGATTATATGATTTAGCTATTTTTATTAGAGAGCTCTTAGTAAAACAACTTATTTTTTGACTATCTTTATCTGGCGCACAATACATATATAATATACAAATAAAAAATTATTTAATTATCTAGTTTAAAACAGATTTGTAATATTTAATTACATCTGTAATTATTTTATCCTCTTTTTCATTATCAAAAAATTGAAGCGCATATAATTTTGAATATATTGCTATTTTTTCACATTTATCTAAATTATTTAAACACCAATTAAATTTTTCCTCTAAATCAGAAAAATCATTCTTAACTGGTATATAATGAACATAAGGCATTAATTCACTTTCTATTTTCCATGTTAAAACTGTTGGTTTTGGCATAATTACGGTAGAATTTGATAATAGAATCCAAGATAAATTCGTTGCAAAATCGTTCCCTTCTACGCTAATAATAAATTTATATTTTAATTGATCTTTTATTGATATTTTTTTTTTTACATATTTTTTAATATCATAATCAAATTTCACATTATCTCTATTTTTATATCTAGCATCTGATAATCCAATATCAAATTTTTCATGAAACCTATATCTTAGTACAAGTTCTTTTCTACTTTGACGTTTTGTTCCATGATTATAAAAAAAATTTCCTGAATTTGTACCTCGATATACACAATTATTTAGTTTTTTATTAAATGGTATATCATCATTTAAAATATTTATATAAAAAGATGGTACATATAATTTTTCAAGTGGTAATAAAACGGTTTTTTTTTCATCATTTATATCTCTTGATTTAACAAAAGTTGGAACTAGTATAGACCAATTTAAATCAAATGGATTTAAATTAAAATCTAGATCTTTAATATTTGATTTTTTTAAAAATAATCGAAAATTATTATGATGCCTATGTTTCCAATCAGGTTTACCTCTACCATCGTTTATTTTTAGCGTTTCTATATGTTCTGACAATTTATTAATATTATAATAATATTTATGATTTTTATCAAAATTAAATTTTTTATCACCTATTATTCCTTTATAATAAATATTTTTTCTATCATCAATTGTTAAATATCTATACGTTTTATTTAATATAGATGCATTATCTATAATATATAAATTTGAATTTTCATCAAATTTTACATTTTTTAAACAATTTAAAATAGAATTTATTTTAAAATAAACAATATTATTTTTAATAACAAATATATTTACTTTTTTTTGTTTACAAATATTTATTGTATTATATATACTTATAAATTTTTGTATAAATATTGTTTTAATACTTGTATTAATTTTATTAAAAATATTAATATTTTTAATATTCATATATATTAAATTAATAAATTAAGTATAAATATTATTTAAACATCTCTTTTGCAGATTTTTTTTTAATCTTCTTTTGTGATACAATATATTTATATTCATTTATTTTTTCATCGTATACTAGACAGGGAATTGAAACAATTCTACAATTTAACTCATCATAGTGCAATTGTTTTTTATATTGTATTTTTTTATTTCTCACTAATTCTATAAATTCATTCATTAATTTTTCAGAATATAAATTTTCTTGATATAAATTTTTATGTTCTAAATTTTTACTGCTGAAATATTTTATTACAGCATCAGTCCTTTCATCTACTGTTAATTTTCTCCAAGTTATAACCTCAGTTTTACCATTATACAAGTTATATATATTATTATTATCATTCTGTATATCATTTCCTATTTCAATTGGCATCATAGTTTTATCTTTATTTTTATTTCTATATTTATATATTGTATTACTTACATTGGATTTAAATTTTTTTAAATCTATTGTTTCTTTATTTGGATTTTTTCTTTTTTTAATATATAATATTTTATTACTTGGCTTATAATTAGCCTTTTTGTATTCTATATCTCTTAGCTTATCTAATTTATCAATAATTTCTGAAATAAAATTATAATCCATATACTATATACATAGTGATTTATTTAAGTATTATTTGATATTTCAATTTTTTTATAATATTTTGAATATATATTCTAATATAAATATTCTAATATAAATAATCTATTAACTGATAATGAGGTGTTTTGTTTTTAGGTGCAGTTAAAAGCAAAAAATTTACTTTAATTTCTAAATTATTTTGTTTAAATGTATTTAGAAGTGTAAACATTGCGTCTTTTGATCTTAACGTACATGCTTTTAATTTGTTTGTTTTTTTACATATTTTATTTAAAGTATAAACAGATACATTTACATTATACATTTTAGAAAATACATATAATTCAGGGAATCCTCCCCATCTATCTTGTATTATTATTTTCTCCGTTTTTGGTTTACCTTTATTTCTACCTTTCTGATATATTTCACCAGTTTCAATTAACAAATAATCTGGATCACCAGAAAAAATTTTATATAGATTAACATATTCTTTTATTAAAATATCATGATCTAAATCTATTAAATTAATTAGTATTGGATCATCAATATTTTTTTCAACCCATTGTCTAATTAATTCTTGTAAACTTCTTGCTAAATTTGTTTCAATAATTTCATTTTCATCTCCTTCTAAGAAATTATTAAATATCTTAGAATCTGTATTTTGAAATAATAATTGAAAATTAAAATATATTTTTACAAATTCACTATTTTTACATAAAAAATTTACCATACATCTATATAAACAGGCGCCATCACCATCTACATCAACAATTGTAATTTCTTTTGGACTTATAGTTTCCAACGAATCTTTTAGTGTGATTAAATCCATATTTTATAATATTACTTAATAATGTAAGTTATAATAAATAATGATAATCAATTTTTATCAAATAGGGTGTCCTGTTGAACATTTTTTCCTGCAAATTGGACACTTATTACTAACCTCTTTTAACCATTTTTTACCACCAGATATACCAATACAATGGTTACATGGTAATACAATTATATCTGAGTCATCAGTAAAATCTTCTAATGTAATTGGACAAGTATCAACAAGCTCAACTTTATTTGAATTTAATTTTTTTAAATCACTATATTTCATTACAGTTAGATTATCAAATTCTTCGTCAGTACATACAATTTTTACATCAACAAGATTTTGTTGAACAGGAACCCTTTGTGTAATCATATTTTCAATAACATTTAACAGATTTTCTGCTGTTAATGATGATATTGGTATATTATTAAATACAGGTGCACTTGATCTTGGCGGAGGTGTGAAATTTGTAGTAACAGAACTTGTATTTTGCAATGAAATAGGTGAGATAGGTGGTTGTTCCTGATCTGTGCTATTTGATTCTGGATCAAATTCATCGCCATGTTCAGATGGTACTGCACTATTATTTGAATAATTAACATCTAAATTAATTTCATTTACATTATTATCATTTAAGTCATTAACCATTGTACTAAATACTAAATCATAAAGAGATTCTCTTGTTCTATTATTTATAGAATTAGTATTATTAATATTAAAATTATTATAGAAATTATTTACTTGGTTAGTAGAGTATGGTGTTGTATTCTGAGTATTTGAAATCCCAACTTCATCATCATTTACTTCCTCACTATTAACATCAGAAACTGTATTATCAGCTGAAACTGATTCTTCTGTATTTTGACTTTGTGCAACTGTCGGCATTGATGCAACTTGCGGCATTGATGCAACTGACGGCATTGGTGCAACTGGCGGCATTGATGCAGATGGCGGCATTGGTTGTCTAATTATTCTACTAATTAAGTTAGACATTTGACCATATTGTGACATATGTGATGTCCTAGGATCCATACCATTATATCTTCGATATGTATAATCATATTGCATCTCGGCAGCTATTTTTTCATCTTCTACTAATTGTATATAAGACGTATATTTAGATGTTAATTCATTTGGCAAAACATTACCATTTTTATCTCTAAATCTTTTCAATACTAAAAACTTCTTAATTGTATTTTTATCAAAGCTAAATGAATCTTTAAATAAGCAGTCTTTATCACCAATTATTTTTTTTATTCCATCTAAAAACACAATTTGTATATTCTCAATGGTATATATAAATAAATTTATAGATTTTAATATGGATTCTTGTATTAAACCATATGTAGTATCTAGATTTATTTTATCGTTTTTGGTAAGACATAATTCATTATTGTCAACTAATTCTATAAGAATATTCATGGTAACTTAATGTATCTATATAATCTATAAATATATTTAACTAGTAAATCATTTTTTTTTAACTACTTTGTATCAAAAAATCATCATTATTTATATTACCATTCCACATATTTACTCTTGGAAAACTTTTTTTAACACTAATGTCATTGTTTTCATTTATTTTTTTTTGATGATATGTATTATAACATTTCTCTGATATTTTAAATGATGGTGGACACATTTCGAATGTTCTATTCATGCATGGGCAATTTTTTTCACTAGGATTGGGGATATAATTATTGGTACATTGATCATAACTACCATTTATATTTGGACATTTATTAAATTTATTATTATAACATTGATTCATATTTAATGTCGGTACTTGACACATTTTAAATACATCAATATTATTTATTTTTTTACTAATCTTATTAGTGTTCTTAAATTCATAATAAATAGTAAAAGAAATTAATATAATTAATATTATAATTACTAACGCTGCTATTTTCATATATTATTATTCAATATAAAATTTACATTTGTATTTTATATTATTATAGTGAATTATTATATTGAATTATTATATTGAATTATTATATAATGTGTAGTAAATATTCAGATCAATCTAAATTAGATAACATAAAAGAAGACTTAGATATTATTGGTGAAAAAATAATCATGGAAAATTACAGTAATATGGATAGTATTTATAATAAAAAAAATACTTTATTAGACTTAAAAAGAATGAATATTGAAAATAAAAAAGATAAATTAAATAAATTACAAAATAAATTAGTTACAAGAAATAGATTAATTGAACATACAAATAAAGAAATTGAAAATAAGAATAAAAAAATAAATATTATGAAAAAAATTTATATTCTGTTTATTGTATTCCTAATTTTAATTGTCATGTATTATACACATATTATTGGTATAAATACTGCCTATATTCTATCATTTATCTCTGTATTATTATATTTATTTTACGTTATGTGGTCATTAAATACACTTGATGTAAAAAGTGAACTATCACCTGACCTAGAAAAAGTAAGGGCAGTTGTCAATTATATTGGCGATCAAGTATATAATGAAGGAAATAGACTTGAAAATGAATATAAAATGTATATTAATGAAAATTGTAAGTGCCCTGATAAGAAAGATAAGAAAGATAATAAAGATAATAATAAACCAGGTAAACCAGGGTTTCCAAATAAAGATTCACGAGTTGAATTAAATGATGGTTCATATTACTATGATGGTACCGCACCAAAAGAAACAAAAAATAATTTAGGTAGAGATTTTGCAATAGAGTGGGAAACCAATGATGAATATGGATCAATTAGTGATAATAAAATGTTACCATACCCAAGTTTCTTTGATGATCATAAAGCAAATGACCAACAATTAGAAAAATCTGAACCACATAATGCAAAAGATCATTATAATAGTTTTCAGTATATAAAAAAACAAGTACAAAAAGGAAATGCAACTTGGACAGATAATTTGTAAAAAAAAAAGATGTTGTATATATATATAGATATGAGTAACAATAATAATATTACCCCGCCAGATGGTCCAGGTAGTGCACCGGCATTACCGAAACAAAATATTAATCCTTTTGATATAACAGGTATGGTGAATTATGAATCAACATTAAATGCATATAATGAGTGGACAAATGAAGACAAAGAATATAAAGAAAAATTATTGATTGATATAAATAACGCAAACACTAAAATAACAAATTTAAATTCTGAAAATGATAAGTTAAAAAGTAATCTATCAAATATAGATGATAAATATAAAAATCAATTTAATAATTTACAAAGTCAAATAGGAAATATAAATCAAGATAAAATAAATTTATCTTCTAAAAATCAAAAATTAGAATCGCAATTAAATGTGTCTAATACAACAGTAGAATCATTAAGAGAACAATTAAAAAAAAAAGAATTACTATATAATCAAACTAGTAATCAATTAAGTCAGGTAAATACTAAATTAGGTAACGCTAAACTAAACTTTAATAAAGCTTTATATAATGTATCAAATGTAAAATTAAATAAAGATGAGCAAATAAATTTTGCACAAGGTGCAGCTAAAATTTTTTCAAAAAGAATATTATCAGATGCTACTGATAAAGATGCTTTATATAAGCTTACATTGGATACAAGCAATAAGTTAAATAATGAAAAACAAATAGAAATACAAGAAGAAAAATTAAATATTATAAATAATACTAAAAATTTATTAAAATCTAATAATAAATTACTAAATATTTCAAGAGAAATTGACATAAATGATCAAGAATACAATTTCAGAAATAAAATTGCAAATATATTAGGTGTTACTATAATCATTGGTATAATAGTAACATTAATAATAGTTTCTACATATTTAATATCAAATAGTAATCAGACAATACAAAAAATGAGGACTATTTTTGGCTAGGTTTTTTATTTTTTTTACATTCTTTTTCGATAATTTTTGACATTTTTTTTCTAATTTTAGTCATCCTTAACTGTAAAACGTCAACTAATTTATCATAACTTGTTTGATATTCTTCTTGTATTTTATATATGTAATACCCAACAACTATGCTAATAATTATAAATGGATTTATAATATAATTATCAAAGTTTTGTAAATTTAAATACAAAAAGCAGATAAATGATATAAATACACCAAATGTCATTGGTAAAACATAATTTTCAATATTATATCTTATTAATATATCTTGATACATATATATTAATATAATATAAAAATGATTTTGTAAAATAATAAATATATATATAAATAACTTTCAGTATAAATTCAAAAATGAGAATAAATGTAGTAAGTAGCTACAAAAATAAAAATAAACCAGAAATAAAGTCTGTGTTAGATGTAGATAAAAATATTACAATTTACGATCTAAGGACAAAGATAAATAGATGTCTTGGTGTTAAGGCATATTATCAACTAATTTCATTCAGTAATGATATAATGTTAAATAATTTATGTATTAAAAATTATATTAGTGAAGATAATGGAACTATATTCAGAATAGTTATATCTGATGAGACAAAAATAGATTTATCTAGTTCAGACGAAGAATGTAATTCTTCTGGAAAAGAATTTGTTGAATATGTAAAGAATGAAGAGAAAAAAGGAAATGAAAGATCAAGATTCATAAAAGAAACATATAATGTAAAAGATATAAGTACAGATTCATCTAAAAAAATAGAATTAGATAAATCAAAAGAATCTAAATATACTGAACAATCGAAAATATTAAGGTCAATGGGATATCTTGATGAAATAGTTATATCAAATGTATTAAATATGACAAATGGTAGTGTAGAATTGGCACTTAACTATTTAAATCCAACTTAAATTACAAACCATTTATAATAACATTATCTTCATCGTCTTCACCTACTATAATTTTGTTATTTTTGAATTTAAATATTTGACTATTTGATAAACCACTAATTGAATCTTCTAAACTTACTTTTTTTAAATTTTCAATAATTTCTTCACTCTTCTTAGCATTATCTTCATTTTTAATTACTTTATCAACTTTAATTTTATTTTCATCATCTTGGCTCTCTAATTCTTTACTATCTTCTTGGCTATCATCACCTTGACTATCATCACCTTGACTATCATCACCTTGACTATCATCACCTTGACTATCATCACCTTGACTATCATCACCTTGACTATCATCACCTTGACTATCATCACCTTTACTATCATCTCCTTGAC